TACCTTCGGCACCTCGACCGAAAGTACCGAACTGGTGATTGCGACTACGGACGGAGTCAGATATAGGTGCTTGGTTACCGAGACTGCGTAGTTCGACCGGACTGGTAGGAACGACGCGAGTACGGATACAGCCTTGGGACCGAAGTCCACAGTCGCTCCCGGTGCCGCGTTCATCTGAACACCGGGCGTCGGAAGTACAGTGATGACCCGGGGCATCCGTTATCCGAACTGAACGATTCCTTCAGCGTTCCACTGAACCGTGACGTTTCCACCGTTCGCGCTGAAGGGGAAGCCACCGGTGTCGATGTAGGCGATCGGAACGTTGCTCGAGTCGGCCCCCACGTGCTTGTACACGATCAGCGCCTTCACCTGACGGGTGCCGGCCCCGAGTGACGACCACGTGATGTCGGCGGCGTCAAACTCGGCGCGATTGTTGGCCGAGTCCTCATTCACCACCTGCGAGGACAGCGTGATCCGGGAGTAGTTCGCGCCATCCATCTCGTCGAGGGTGGTGAACGCCGCGAGCGTGTTGGCGTCGTCCTCGGTGTTCGTGGTGCTGTTGCTCATGACGAGCATGGCCTTGATGGTCGCGCCACCAGTGCCAAAGTCGATCTCTCCCTCGGCGATTGCTCGCTTTGCCTCGTTGTAAATGAAGTTGGCCATGTTTGTTTACCTTGACGTTCCTCTCTCATTATTCAACAGGGGGGAGGACAACGTAGTTTACGAGCCTCGTGAACTCACTCTTACGAGTCGATCAGGTCCTCGATCTGCTTGCGCTTTCCACGGTAGAGGAACGCCGGCGTACCTTCGCCGATCCACGCTCCTTCTATGTTGAAGTTGAAGAACTCCGTCGCCTCCTCGTCGGTCATCCCGTCACGATCCATCAAGACCTTGATGACCTTGTTCGTGTCGTAAACGACCACGGTCGGCTTCCCACACCTCTGAAAGTGACCGACGATAGCCCTGTTGAAGGAATCGTCGAGAAACAACGTCTTGTCTTCAGCCATTGTACGCCTCATTGTAGTACCTCTCGACCTCTTCGGCCGTGAACTTCTTGGTGTCCATCCACACCTCTCTGCCCGGGCTCCTTCCGGTCACTCGTTCACCAGTAAACAGGTGATCCGGGAAATGAGCCTTGATCACTTCGCCGACACGCCTGACGTTGCCCACTCCCGCCTTGTTGAAACCCTCCGACAGACCGAACCCGGTGTATTGGCCGCTGTCTTCGTCCTCGGGATCTTCAAAGTGGTTGCCCCAAGACTCGACGTGTCCTCGGACCACCCTCGGGTCTTCGGTGACTCGGTCGTGTGCTCCGAACGACAACGCGGGAGTACCGTCGTTCGGGAAGTGGTAAGCCTTGAACGACTGGCCATCGGGACCGGAGTGATGATCAACGGCTAGATGGGCTCCGTCCTTGTGCTTGAACAAGGGCATGTCCCTCGAACCTTGCTTGCTCCTGACCTCGCTCAAGGATTCGGCACCCTTGCTCTCGACTGCATCTCGAGACACGAAGCCAACGTGCTGAAAGTCGGGGTGATCGTAGATCGGCGTCCTATCCTCGTTCACCTGATCCTCCTTCCCTTGATCGCGGAAGTGCCGTTGTAGCCGTATTCAGCCAAGGAGTTGCCGTCCGTGTGGAGGTCGCCGGCCCGGGCCGTTGCCTCGAGAACATGAAACCCTTCGCTCTTATTGCCGGCGTGGATCCGAGCGTAAGAAGGTGACGTCGTGATCCAGTCCCCCGGGTTGATGTCAGTCACGTGCTTGGGGACCGCCCTGTAGATCTTCACGGTGTGATCGGGGTTGCCCCGTGCCGCCATGAACGCACTGGTCGCTTCCCGGTCTGACGCACTGGCCGGCCGCTGACCATGGTAATAGTGGGGGTGAGTGTAGACGTCATCCGGGTAGACCTGCGTCAAGTCGTGCAGGGGGGCGCCATGCTCGGGGCGGGGAGGCCGGTGGTAAATCCTGTAATCGTCGCCGTACACCTCGATGTAATAACGCTCGACGTCCTCAGCGGAGAATCGCGAGAAGTCGAACTCACGGGTGGAAGACGCCGGGTTCTTGGAAGCCGCCCCAGTGACCCGCGTACCCTTGAACACCTTGTCCGGGTGGTGAATCTTGACGATGCCACCGACCTCCTTGATGACCGCCGGCGTGGACTTTCCCGGCGCACCCTTGTCGTGGAAGGTCTGCCAGTTCCCACCACCCGAGGAAGACATGATGTCGATGTCTGTGCCGTCAGGGTTGTCGGCGACGGTCCACAACATCGGGCGCAAGTTCTTGTCGTGTGGGTAATGCGCGAAGATCGATCCGACGTCGGGATCGTGGTGAACCACGACGTCCCCATGTCCCCCCTTCTTCCTGAAGACGGGCCTCCAGTCATCCTCGGACAAAGAGTAGTGGGGACTTTCTTCGGGGCGACGGTACACCTCGTGATTCGCGTCCTCGAGGTCCACCTGACTGGCCCACCCGATGTGATCAAAGTCAGGGTGGTCCCACAGCGGAGTCGGGTGTGTGTCGGATCCGAACATCAGCGCAGTCCTGCAAGAGCCCTGACCACTCGGTCAAGGTCACCATTCGGAATCATGACGTCATGGCTGTGGCCGTCGACCGGGGTGCACCGGAACTTGCGCACCTCGTGGTAGTGTCCGTCAGGCCCCCGGTCGGTCTCTCCGTTGCCTTCCTTGTCGAGGGTAGCGGTGTGACGGTGTGCCTCGCCCATTCCACCAGTGGAGAGGCTGTACTTCTGCTTCCCACGGGTGTGGTTGCTACTGGCCCGGTAAACGACGTCCCGCATCTTCTCGACGCCTTCGGGACTGGAGAGGTTCAAGTACGACATCGGGGAGCCTTCCCCGTCCTTCTGCTCGGCCTCCCCGCCCTGACCCATCATCATGGCCTGAGGGAGGGCGAGGAGCGTCTCCCCGGGCTTCGCGGACCGGAAGCCGGTCTTCTCGGTCACCATCTCGGCGGTGACGTCGAAGCCAAGACTCTGCAGGATCTGGAAGGCCTCGAGAATCTGGATCGCTCCGGGGCTCGTCTCATCGATCGGCATGTCGAACTTGGGGTACAACTGCTCGGGGATCTTGTTGAGGGATCCGAGCACCGGAACCAGTTCCGTATTGATCGTCTCAATGAGGCCGACGCGATCGAACTCCGTGATGCGCCCGAACGTGGTACGCTCGTGGACTTCGCCGAGGGACTGGCTCCCGACGTCTCCCTGATCGATGATCAGAGTGGAGCCTAGAATCGCCTTCGAGATCTGCCGGTCGACGTACTCGATGAAGGATAGGTACGTGTCAGCGGGAGCCCGGGTCGCCTCCTTGACTTCAAGGTCCCATTCCTCCCCCGAAGGATACGCCAGTTCCTCGTCCTCCTGATACGCCTCGAGGAGTTCAAGGGCGACGGATCGCGCGTCAGGATTCTTATAAGGATATCGGGCAACGAGAACTCCGGAGGAAAGTCGCTGCAACCACCGGGTGTAGAGGTTGAGCACGACGGTCTTGAAGAAGTAGTTGGGGTAGATGGAGTCCTCGAGACCCTGTCCCCAGTAGATCCGTCCTTCATCGGAGGGGTTTCGGTAAGAACCACCACTTGGATTGTAAACGTGCTTGACGAATTGCCAAGGATGAACAAGATCACCATAGAAGACGTTGTGCCTCGTGAGGAGTGCGAGTTGCCCAGTCTTCGAGAAGACGAAACGATCCTTGTAGCAGGGGAACATTCGGCCGATGCCGAAGGTGTAGTCCTCCTCGTTCAACTTCCACATCACCTCTTGGATGCTGATGCCGTCGAGGATGGCGTCGAGCATGTTGCTCAGCGTCTCGCTCTCACGGTACTGCTGCTTCCAAAGGCGGTTGAACCGCTCCGCCACCAGTTTGGCTTCGGGTGAACTGTTCGCCGGCACGAACTCGCGACGGAGTTGGATGGTCGCCAACTTCCGTACGTTGAGGCACCCGAGGATCTGGAGATCCTGCCTCATCCGGTTCTGTACGTCGGGATCGCGCTGCTTGGCTCGACTGGGGTCGTGCACGAGGTCGATGAACGACGAGAACAGCGTGTCGAAGTGCGCCGACCGGTGGCCAACGGCGAAAGGCCGCTGAGGTCGCACCACCAACTGCATGCCTTCGTACGGAGTCGGTGACTCGAGCCGGTACTTCTCAGCCCTGCCTTCTCGGGCAGCGGCTCGACTCTGCGAAGCGCCAATCGGCGCGTTGAATCGGTCCATGATTTCGCTCATTTAGTCCTCGTCACTCGGGCCAAACCCGTGATCTTCAAGTATCTGCGGATCTTGTTCGATCAAGTTGTTCAGTTCATCGTTATTTAAATGCCCTGAGACGTGAAGGGCGACGCTCTCCGCCTTGTTCTTAGTCCTACCTGCCGCCTGTCTTCGCGTGTGAAACTCACCTTCGTTAGTGACGAATCCGTCCACCCAAGGGACGTGGAGGGCCTTAGATCCCATCGCGTCCAAGGCGTTATCTCTAGCGAGCACGTGAATGGCTCCCTCGAAGACTTCGCCCGTCTTAGGGTGCTTGATGGCGGCAGATCGGTACAAGTCGTGGCGGTCCAACCACTTCGGGGTCCTGTTGATCAGAGGGGTATCCTCCGAAATACGGCCGGTCGACCTGAGGTGATCCTCGAGGTCACGGCGAAGGCTAGGTCGAAGGTCTTCGTCATTCACGAGGTCTTCGTCGACGGGAAGGTGGCCCTTGATCATGAGGTCGACCGACTCGCGTCCACCGGGCTTCCGGGTCTCGGGATCGAAGGAGAACTCCGCAGCGGCATCACGGTCCAAGAAGGCGCCGTCGTGAGTCACGAATCCGTCGATCCAGTCGGATGAACCGTCCCAAGGGTTGTTGTACCCGGCTTCATGGGCGGCTTGACGAGCGGCTTCGTGCCACGTTCCTTCGAACATATCACCGGACCACCGGTGCTTAATGGCCGCAGAACGGAACAACTCGTACCGGTCGACCTCACCAAGGCGGTCGTAGAAGTGTTGATCGACCTTCGAGAGATCAGGCTCTTCTCCGAGATTGGCCTCCCGCCTTGCCTTGGTCTCAGTGGATGGAGGGTCAAACCATGAAGCCCTGACCTTCTTGTTGTGAAGGAAATCGTCCAACTTCTTCCGGTAAGGATAGGCAACGGTGGGGTTGTCAGCCAAGGACTGGTCGACGGGAAGGAGTCCCTGAGTCATCATCGTGATCGACTCTGCGGGAGTCGGAATACCTGCGACCGCGCGAGTATGTACAGCGGCTTGCTCCCGGTCGTAGTAGTTACCCTCGTGATCGACGAAACCGTCCTCCCACTCCCACGTGTGTTCGTCCGGAATGCCGGCGGCGATGGCCTTGTCTCGGGCGTCCCCGTGCCACGTTCCCTCGAAGATGGCCCCAGTCTTGGGGTCCTTGATGGCAGCAGACCGGAACAAATCGGCGTGTCGGTCAAGTTCGTCAAGGTGGTCGTAGAAGTGCCGGTCGGTCGATTCGCGCTTGAGATGAATCGCCCTCAGTTGAGCAGCCTTCTCGGGGAGAATGTCGGGCCGATCTTCTGCACCCTTCGGTGCAAGTGGCAGTTCCCCCTTTGACATGAGGTTAACCGACTCTCGCCCCTCCCGTTCTTCGAAATGTCCCTTGTCAGTGACAAACCCATCGTCCCACATGTGCGGGTTGTGAGCGTCAGGGTGTCCGGCTCGAGCGGCAGCGTCGTGCGCCATCAAGTGCATCGGTCCCTCAAACACGACCCCGGTATTCTTGTGGTAGATAGCCGCCGACCTGTAAGCGTATCGGTCCAGTTCGCCAAAGCAGTCGTAGAAGTGCTGCTCAAGGTGGTCGGACAACTTCTTGCGCAGGTCGGAGTTCACCCGATCGTTCTTCGTCAGGCCGGGGTCGGTCGTGAGGAGACCCTTGGTCATCAGGTCCACCGATTCTGCCCCCTCGTCACTCGGAACACGCTTCTGCGCCTCCTTAGTCGCCTGTTCCCGAGTGTGGAACTTCCCGTCGTGAGTAGTGAACCCGTCGTCCCAGAAACTGAGGACCCCCGGGTCGTGACCGGCTTCCACGGCCGCGTCGTAAGCAGCGCCGTGCCATGAACCCTCGAACATCTGTCCGGTCCTCGGGTTCCTGATGGAAGCCGACCGGTATAGGTTGAACCGTTCGATCTCGTCGATGATCAGGTAGAACTCGTCGTCCATGTCGCCACGCCCGTGTTCATAGGGATCAAACTGGCCGTCGAAGGGAACGCGCTCTCCACCAGTGGCGTCCTTGACGTCGGGGTTCTTGCGGTGCCATGACTCTCTGAACGCCTGTCCCTGCCCACTCGTGGCTCCCCACTCGACGTATTCGGCCGGGTGCGCCTTTAGCATTTCTGCCATGAGTTCGCCGGCGTGACCTCGGCGCCGGCTCTCCACCCACCATACTTGGTTGGTGTCACCGCTAGGGACGTATTCGATGGTCCCGTGGTCCGAGGTGATCCTATGACCACCGTGTTCGTCCTCTTCGTGACGGAATCCACCGAGGGAATGTCGTTCGACCGGGGGTCGATTCATGTTTCCCGGCAACTCGGGTCGGTAATCCTTCGGGTTGCTGTTCTCCTGAAAGCCGAACCTCTTGTAGAACTTCTTCAGCCGGCCCGTAGAAGTGGTGCCTAAACCCGAGGCCCTATTAGCGGTTTGAAGCGTCAGACCCTTCCCGTGCTTGTCTGCGAACTGGGTCAACGCGTCCATGATCGAACTGCCGATGCCACCCTTCCTGTAGTTACTCTTCACCTTGATCATGTCAAGGTAGACGGTATCGGAGCCGGGGTGGTAGTAAGCATTGAAATCGGCTATACCTGGCTCTTCGAACACGTCACCATGCAAGCGACGGAGGTCGCTTTCTTGCTCGTGGGTCCAACCCGGGTGCAGGTGAGTCTTCCTATTCACGTTTACTTCAGTCGATCGAGAAGAGCCCGGTACCGATGACCCACCGACGTGTAGTGTTCGACGCGCCGGCCCCGACCGTCGAAGTTGTGAAGACCCCCGTACGTGTTGTGGAGGCCCTCGATCATCTTCCGCGCTCGAGCATCGTCCTCCGGGCTGAGGGTGTGACCCCACTCCTCGTAGTGGTCTTCGGCCATCTTAGCCATGGCGACGTCTCCCGGGTGGAAGTCCTTGAAGTCGGGATCACCGCGCTGCTCCACGGCGGCGTTCCTCGACATGTTTGCCGCGTCGCTGAGCATGCTCATGATCGACCGAGCCCGTTCCCTGCCGGAGTTGTGACCTGAGTACTTCTCGCCGGTGTCCGCACGGTACGAGGCGCCGGCTGACTGAGGAATGGCCGAAAGAATGTTGAAGGGGGCGGCTGCTGCCCTACCCGCCGACCTGATTCCCCCTCCGATCACGTCGCCCGGATTGGGGATCGAGCCACCACCCCCGGACTTAGCCATGTCCGCGACAGCCTTCCCCTCGCCGGCGGTTGAGGCACCGGAGGCACCGGCGGCACCGGCGGCACCCCCGGCAGCACCCCCGGCTCCTCCGGCTCCTCCGGCGGCAGCGGCTGCGAGAGGAGCAACGTACTGTTCGATGATTCTCTTAAGCATGTTTCACCCTGTGATGGTGTCCCAGATATTGACGCGCTTGCTACGCTTCATCCTCGTAACTACGCGGGAAGCGCCGAAATCGTCTGAAGACGGGCTTTGAACGATCTGCCCCCTCAGGATGCTGTCCGCGTTCGTAAAGAATCCGCCCATCGGGTCCTGTGACGCGATCCAGTCGTAGACGTTCGCGTGGTACTGGTGATCGACGGACTTGATCCAATAGAAGCGACCATCTCCGTCTTGCGCCCTTACGGGTGAAGTCATCTCGGTGATGTACCGACCGTCGAGGAGATTGCCGAAGTTGGGAGGCTCGATCACGTCCCCCCTCACGTACGACTGAAACACGTGGTCCATGGCTTCGGTTCGATCGATCGTAACGTACCGCTGATCTCCTGATCCCTCGTTTCCGTTCCAAGTCAGACTGCGGACATTCTTTCCTTCCGAAGCCTTGTACTGGCACCTCCACACCCGGAACGGAGCCCGGGCTTGGAAGTCGAGACTCAGCCTCTGCTCAGGCATGGCGTCGATCACCGCGACGGCGACCCGGTAGTTCCTCCCTAGTTCGATGACCTCCTCCACCGTGCGCAGTTTGCCGGCGAAGACGAGCCGTCGACGTACGCGTCCGTTGTCTACGACGAAGTCGGAGATCCTGACGTCCAAGGTGGCGCCGACGTCAACCCCCATCGTACAGGGGCCTCTCAACGTACCCGGCACCGGTAACTGGTACTGCTCGACGCACGAACTGATCAGGCGGTCGTTTATCCTGTTCCCGGTTCCTCCCTCGTAACACTCTCCGAGGTCAGAGTTGACGAACACCTGCATAGCCAACTCGTTACCGACTGCCTTCCGGAAGGAGAAGTACAGACCGTCGAAGTCATCCATCAGGCTGTTCATGCGACTGATCTGATAGCCGCTCACGGGGCTGTTGGGATCTCCGGTCGGTCTCCAACCCTTGACGTCGGACACGCGGTCGATCATGGCCCCGCACTTGAGGCAACAGGCTTCCACCTTGCCGTCGACCATGATCCTAGGCTCGTAATCGGAGATCACGGACCCCGAGTAGACCGGCTTCACGACGTTGTGCCACCAGTCGAGTGGCTGAAGCAACCCACACTCCCGACACTGGTAGTGGATCTTCTTGGCGTCGGAATGTTGGTACTCCCAGTCGAGGTTGTGCCGGCTCTCGTTACCGGAGAGGGTCGGATTACCCAGTACCGTCCTGAACCGGAACGGGGATCCCTTGGTTCGGTCCATCGCAAAGGCCACGCCGTGAGGCTCGCACTGGTCGAACTCGTCCACGTACACTACGTCGGCCGGAAACTCCTTAAACTCGACCATGGCGTGACTGGCGCCGAATCGGATGGTACCCTTTCCCAAGTGCTTGAGCAAGACACTGTCGGCGTTGCCGATGCTCGTCTTCTTCATGTGTTGGTAAATCGGCACCTGAGAGATGCACCGGTCGATTCGGTTGGGTACGAAGATGTTTCTCGTGTCCTGAGTCGGCAACACGTAGAACACGCTCAACCCACACAGACAGTCTGCCAACGCCGAGCAGATGAAGCCCTCGGTCTTTCCCGTCTGCACCGCGCTCTTGATCACCTTGTGAGGACTGGGATCTGCTAGGATGTCTAGCATATAGAAGAAGTCCTCGAACTGCATCGGCTCACCACGGACGTTCCGGTGGTGATTCAAGGCGAGGTCGAGGGTGATGTCGCGCCGGTTGAGCGCCTTCCTAGCCCTGCGTACCGTCCGAGACTCCGAGCCGGCGGAGGCCGCTGTCGACGACGTCCTTGAGGCTGTCGTTGACTCGACCGATTCGGGTGCGGATGGCGGCGACGTGGATCTCGAACTCGTCTTGCGTTTCGCTGCCATCTCTCACCTCGAGTAGTTCCTTCTCCAGTCTAACCAACTGGAGCAGTTCGTTCACCGCGACGTCTTCCTTGCCCTCGAGTCGCTCGAGCCATGAATCGATCGAACGAGACACCGCCCGGGCTCTCCTCACCTTCGAAGCAGCGAACTCGTCGGCCAGTTGCTTCCGGGCGTCTTCCACCACGTCGCGCCAGAACTCGGCGCGTCGATCGTGCCACTTCTCACGACCACACCGTTGGTACATCGTAGCCGGGTGCACCTCGTACTTCTTGGCCAGTTCTTGGATGGTTACCGGACCTTCGGACTGAACGAACTCGGCACGGATGACTTCCCACGGGATGTTTCTTACAAGACCTGTCTTGTCCATACAACCCGTACGAAGACCCCACGAGTGGGGTTGACAACCTTTCGGTCTTAACACGAACACCTTCTTGTGTTAAGGTTTTCACAAAGAGACGTCAATGTACTTGACAGAGGTTCAAGCGTGTGTTCTAATTCACACATCGCCAACTCCGGCGATGCGACAAGACACCGACCCACTGGGTCACTACGAAAGGCTCGCAATGAACAACTAGTCTCAGATCACGCTCCTCGTCAACGGCACCAAGATGTACACCCGCAACGTGGCCGCTCACAAGAAGTACGGGTACGCACTGGTCGACGCGCTCCACCCGACCCGGATCCTCTCCTGCTCCACCAGTGGCCGGTTCGACGCGATCCTCGCCGGCGTGGTGTGCACGGTGACGTGGACCGGACCCCGTCACGCGACCGCCGAACTGCACCTGACTGCGGACCAACTCGACGCCGCCATCACTCACCTCAACGGACGGATCGCCAACGCACGGAGCAAGAGCAACAATCCGCTCGCCGACTCCCTCGCCCACGACCTCAAGATCGTGATGGACCTGCGGGACAACGCGATCGCGGCCACCGACGCTGACAAGGCCGAGGAGATCGAGACCGTCAAGATCACCCGCAAGCCCAACGAGCCGGTGAAGTACACGGCCGAGGATGCCGAGGGCATGCCGGCCAAGAAGACTCCGAAGGCGAAGAAGGCGAAGAAGGTCAGCACCGAGACCGAGGAGAAGATGATGCAGCGCTTCGCCGGCCAGTGCCGCGAGATGATCCGGAAGATCGGCTACGACCGCGTCGAGTTGCTCATGCAGCGCGCTGTCACCGACGTCAACAACGCCTAATCCCCCAACCAAGGAGATACGACCATGAGTGATAAGAACTACGTTTGGGTCGGCCGCAACAAGAAGGCCCCGATCAACTCCGGGCCGGACGTCGCCGCACTCAGCCGGCTCTCGAAGTTCGCGCTGCTCGACCTGCTCGTGGAGTCGCTCCGGGTCCGCACCGGGGCTTGCGACACTCCGGTGAACGACGAAGACCTTGCGGAGATGTGCAACCCCACCCTCGCCGCCCGTGGCGACAAGATCCTGAAGGGAGCCACCCGATGACCAACAACCTGTTCCGTTCTCAGGACTCGTCCGTCAACCGCTCGCGTCATCGCCACATGCGGCCGGCCGGGAGCCTGCCCATCCCGATCACCACCGAGGAGTGGGTGCGGGTATCCGATGCGCTGCTCGCCGCCGGGTTGCACGACCTGCAGGACGCCCTCAACCGCCGGCGTACTGCGATTCTCGACGACGTCGTTGAGATCTCCCGAGTTGCTTCCGGGATCCGGGACCAGATCGACGTCCGGAACGTCTGCTCGTTCGACGTCCGCGCTGAGACGCACGTGAGCGTGACGTTCTCCGGTCACGGCTCGTTCAGCCCGGACGGGGACCTCAGAGAGATGGCCGCCATCATGAACGACCACAAGCGGTGGGTGTGCCTCGCCGGTGTCGGCGACCTCGCTTCTAACGTTCACTGCACATCATCCGTCTACTGCGGATAAGGAGGACCACATGGACAACGAGACCACCGAACACGAAGACGTCTGCCCCCACTGTGGGGGTACGGGCACCGTGCGCTACTTCATTGACCGATGGACCTGCGCGGAGTCTGATTGCCCGAACGATTGCGAGCCGTGCGAGCCCGAGAAGGAGAGCGACGCGGACGACGAACTCGACGCAGAAGACCGCTACTGGTCGGGAACTGGGGAGAGCATGGACGACGAGTCTTACACCGATTACTTGAACGGGGGAGGGTCGGGATGGATGGGCTGAAGATCTCATTCCACGATGCCGAGCGTTGGTTTGGGGAGGTGATCTGGTACTGGGCGAACCGACTCAAGACCCGGATTCACTCCCCCGAGGACCTCTACCACGATATCCTGATCCGGGTGGTCGAGAACGACTGGGTGAGACAGCCCACCTTCTCCCACGCGCTCAAGAAGGTGGTGCCGGTCGACCCTTCGCACGTGATCACCTTCGTGCGGAGCCGAATGATCGACGTCGTTCGCCGGGAGAACAAGGCGCCACGGGGTGCGGTGCCTATCTCCCTACCGGACCGATCGGTCGGCGACATCGACGTGGTGAACATGATCAAGGACTTCTGCCCGGGTATCGGACCAGTCGACCTCGCCATCCTCATCGAGATCGCCACACCCTCGGAGGCGACCATATCGATCGCGTTCGCTGAACAGTCGGAGGCCCGGAACGACTCAAGGTCGACGGGGGCTCTCCGTATGAACGTGAACGGGGCTCCCCGCGTCACGCAAGCACACGTGGCTCGCGCCCTCAACCTGAGCACGTCCCGGGTGGCGTTGGCCGTCAGACGTGCAAACGGACTGCTTGTGGTCTGACGGGGGCTCCCTCCCGTACCACCTTGACCAGTTCCGTGACGAGGACTCGGCCCAAGTCGGCCGGGTCCTTGTCATTTCCACGCAGGAGCACCGGGTAAGCCTTCAAGCCGGCCGACCTGCAGGATTCGGCGACCTGCAGCGCCTTCTCCTCGGCGTCCGGGTCCAAGAGTACGAACACCCGGGATAACTCGAGAGATACCAACTCTGCCAGTTGGGTGTGGCTGATGGTCGACCCACACAGGGCGAGACTTCCGGGTGTGGCGAAGTGGTCAAATACCCCCTCGACCAAGAACACGTCACCGACTGGTCGGTACACGTGCAGACCGAACAAGGGCTTATCCGAGCCCATGTCCAGGGTCTTCGGCTCCACCGCACCCATCGACCTTCCGATAGCCCACGTTAGGCGCCCCCTGCTCCAGTACGGGAACCATACGCGACCATCGAAGGGCTTTGCCGAAACCATGTACCGACTGATCTGAGACTGGTTCAGGCCCCGGCGTAGGCAGTAGCGGGTCGCTCCGGCCACGGGAGTGCCTCTCGGAGGCGCCTCTCCGGTCAGGGGGTACAAGCAGCCACCCAAGTCGACCTCGGCCTCGGAGGGGCCTTCCCGGGCCTCACTCAGCCGGCACAACCTACGCCACTCCGACTTCCTCCCCACCAGATCCTTCAGCAGACCGCCGCGAAGACCACAGCGAAAGCAGATGTACAGGGCCTTGGACCGGTGGACGTAGAGGTGCTCGGGCTTGTCACAACCCGGACACGTGAAGACCATCTGGTCCCCCCGTATCAGGGGAGACTGGGAGAAGAGGGAGTCGAGTACGTCACTGCTCCGCAACTCTCTGAACCTCGAAGTCTGCCACCAGTGAGATCTGAGACCCCTTCTCGGCGTCCCTCACCTTGGCCGTGGTCATCACCAAACGCCCCGTCCTGACCTCGTCCTTCTTCTGCCCCACCCCTAGGACTAAGTCGGCTCCCTCGACCTTGCCCATGCTTTCGGCGACGTGCTCGAGGTCCACCACTTCCTCGCCGGCGCGACTGCGCTGCACCTGACTGGCGGTCCAGTGGACTACGTCGAGATCCATGGCCATGGCCTTGCAATCTTCGGCGATCGATCTCCACTCGTGCCTAGGCTCCCGGTTGGCGGTGGAGGCCCGGAAACGGTCGGCGTAGTCAGTGATAACGAGATCGACCTTCCTGCCAGTGTTCGACTCGTAGGACTTCACGAAGTCCCAAGCGTCCCGCACAGTCGACTGCCGCACCAGTAGACTCTTGATCGCGAGAGCGGAGCCCGTCTTGGACACGAACCTATCCCGGTTCTTCGCGGCCTTTACCGGGTCCTTGATCAACTGCTCGACGGTCATTCCGGTGATGCACTGCAGGAACCGCCGGCGGATCTTCCTCTCGCCGTCCTCGAAGGTGAAGTACACGACGCTCTTACCCACGGCCATCGCTGCAGCGGCGACGTTCACCAGTAGCGTGGTCTTGCCGACGTTGATGAACGACAGGATGGCGCATAGGTCTCCCTTCTCGGGTCCTCCCCGGAGCAAGTCGTTGACGTAAGGCCAAGGGGTGGGGACAACCGGCCGGCGAAGATCATCCGCCCCGACGTCACCCTCGAGGGTAAGGTAGGAGTCGCTCAGAGTCGCGCCGATCCGACTGGCGCCCAAGATCTTCTCGGCCAGTTCGGCGGGGGAGATCGAGTCGGCGTCGGCGAACGCCTCATCTATCTGCTTCCACTGGGAGAATCCGACGATGCGGTCCCTGACATAAGCGACATCCTTGACCGGGGACAACCCCATCACCCTCTCGGATGCCTCGTACGAGTCCCTGCTCCCGGACTCCGACACCGACTCAGACAAGACCGCAAGACTGGGGACGGACCCATACTTGTCGAACAACCGGAGCAAGGATTCGGCGATGGTCGCATTGACCGGATCGGAGAACATGGCCGAAGACACCACGACCCGGACTTGTGCTAGCAGATCCGGGTCGGTGGCGAGAGCGGCGACGATGATGGGCTCGAGAGAGGGAGGACAGTCAGCCCGTCGAACCAAATCCATTTGAACCTCGCTCAGTATCAGGCAGTTCGTCGACGATGAGGGGATCGATCCGGGCGTAAGGGATCACCACCAGTTGGGCGATCCTCTCACCCAGTTCCACCCTCACGTCACGGGTGGAACCAAGAGTCCTCACCCCGGGGTTGTGAGCGACCACGTAGAGCGGACCTACGTATCCCTCGTCAATCACCGAAGTGGGGACTAGTATGCCCTTCTTCGAGAAGGTACTGGACCGCCCGGTGATCATGCCGAAGTGACCCTCGGGAATCTTCACCCGGATGCCACACGGGATCTGCACGGTCTCGCCGACTTGGATCGACACCGAAGGTCCGGCGTTCATCAGGTCCAGTCCGGCGTCACCCGGGCGAGCCGGCGAAGTCGGCACCGACAGCATCACCACCGGTTCGACCTTGATCAGTAATCTGTCCATGGCGTAGTGAACTCCTTGACCAAGATCCTTCTATCCACGGCGGTGTACATCACGTCGGCAACGTCCCTGATGCTACATTCGTGCCGCCTGTGTTCATCCGTGTCGTGCACGAACTTGACCTCTCTCGCCGGCTTGATCACGAACACCATGATCTCGTGCTCGGCAAACATGGAGAAGAACCAGTCCGCCTGTTGCTTGTCGCGGGGGAAACCATCCAACACGACCGGCCTTCGGACCTTGTCGGCCACCTGCACCAACCGGTAGACGTAGTCCCTGACAAGGTCTTCGGTCAGGTCAAACCGGTTGGGATTCGTTTCCTCCGTGGCATGGTACATTCCAACGGAAGACCTGATCATCTTGCCCGGGGTACCCTTGATCCACAAGGGGTGAGGGAACCCGCTCTCGACGGTGAACGACTTTCCGGAACCAGTGGTTCCGATGACGCAAGCGATCAGAGCCATTCGGTATCCTCGTTCTTGGGTCCGTGAGACACTGCCATCACCTTGGCGTCGGCGATTGCCTCGACGCGGTCGATGAACTGGCCCAGTTCCTTATCCGGAAGGTAGTCGCCAAACGTGACGAACAACCGGGTCGGCCGGCACGTCCGAACGAACTTGGTGAACTGCATGTCGGAGAAGGAGAACACGCGGCGCAACCGGTTGGTGACAGTCGTGCGCTCACTCACCGTCTTGCCGGCGATGACGGAGACCTCAGACCACGACATCTCCCGCTGATCCTCGTAGCAGGGTCCGCTCGAGAACTCGCCATAGTTACCCACGCGAATCGGGAAAGTGCGCACCACCCCGATGACTTCCTTGCAGTCGAAGGGGCTGAGACCGGCGTTATCGAGCATCCGGTTGGGGGTGACGTCGCGACTGGTGACGTGGGGGTACGAGTGCCCGTGATTGAGTGAGAGGTCGAATCCCTGAGATCCCTCGAGGAGGATCGGAGCCCGGGACGCGATCATCTGACAGTAGACGTTGGTCCGCATCACGAAGATGTTCTTGGCCTCGAGTTCGAGACTCGCGGCCAACGTACCGAGCCCAAGCCTCTCCATCTTCCGGATCGACGAACTACCGCCGCCCTGACCAGTTGAAGCGATCGAAGTGACGAGGCTGAACTCCTTCATGTTGTCGGCAGTCTGCACCAGTGAGGCGAGTTTGTCGATGTAAAGGAGAGAACCGTACTTCGAGATCTTCTCCCACTCGAGCCCCATGGCCGAAGGGTAGAACGCGGAGTGGGGGCCGAGTACGCCAGTCCTGCCCAACGCGCAAGCCACTGGCAGACTCTTGAGTACGTGCTTCTCGCCGTCCTCGGAATAGACGGTGTGTCCGGCGTTCGGCATGTTGTCGGACACGCCGACCTGAATGCCGGGGTAGCGTTGGTAGATCGCGCCCTCGACCTTGCCCTTCCCACAGGAACCCCACTGTGAGTCGATCACGCAAATCGCTCCTTGGTCGATCACTTCTTGCCCCCCTTCAGCAGGTCACGGATCGAGGGAGCCTTGCCGGTCGACGACTTCTTCGCCGGCGCCGGGAACAGTTCGTCCTCGTCCTCGTCCTCATCGTCGTCTTCGGCGACCGGAGCCGGCTTCTTGCTCTTCTTCTCGGCAACCGGGGCCGGCTCGTCCGCTTCGATGTCGAAGTCACCGAGATCCACGCCGAGAGCGCTCGCCTGAGTCTCGAGCCCCGGGTCACTGACCGCGTCCATGGGGTCGCGAGCAGCCGAGACGAACTTCGAGACGTCGACGGCCTTCTGCCCGACCATCACGGAATACTTGGTAGCGAGTCCGGTTCCGGTCCGCTTGATCTTGAACGGGACGCCGGACTTGGGGTCGAGAGCATGGTCGTAATCGTCATCGAGCAGGATCTCGGCGATCGCCTCGTACACGCTGACCGGCAACTGCCACACGCGGAGTTCGCGCTCGTTGCCGGAGACGTCGATCGCATTGACGAGGTACGCACTGGTCTCCCTCCACGGGAAATCCGGAGTCTCTCGCTTCACGGACTCGAACAGGTCGGGCTTGTCCCAGTTGCCACGGTGAGCGACGGGCCGGCCCTCGCCACGCGGACGCCACTGGACGAACTTCCGGGCGAAGTTCATCGAGTCGCCATCCTTGAACGGGATCACGCGGAGGGAGACGTCACCCTTCACGTACGCGATGTTGCCGGCGCTGCGGCGCTCCTGCGCCTCCTTCAACTGCCGGCGGAGAAGGTCCTTATCGATCATTGGTCAACTGCTCCTTCAAGGCTGAAACCAGTTCGGTCACGGTGCCGTGGACACGCTCCACCAACACATCTCTCACGTCGTCGTGTGATTGCCCCTCGGCAACGAGGTCTCCCTCGCCGTACTCGACCCGGACGGATTCGTACCCGGGAAGAGAGACGGTCCTAGCGATGGCGACGTACACCCTTCTCGCGCCGACACTGGAGTCGTTGGATTGAGAGACCGCTGCTTTCTTAGACATCATGCATCTCCAGTAGGTTAGTTCCGGCCTTCACGTCCACCTTGAACGGGACGCCGAGAGGTTTCCAGTACGGCATCTCGTTGTGCACCAACATGCACTCTCGCAGGATCTCGATGCCGAGATCGAGGTGCCGGTCGGAGACGTCGATGACGATACTGTCGTGGACCTGCATCATCACGCACCCGCGCAGGAACAGCCTCTCCTGAAGCATGCAGAGCGATAGCATCGTCAACTTTGCGGCGGTCGACTGGATCGGGCTATTGCCGGCCTGTCGGTACGCCCTCATCCGGGTAGCATCGTCCGAACTCCACACGTCGGGCAAGTGCCGGCGAGAACCGAACAGGTCCCTCACGTAGCCATGCCTGATGGCGAAGGCGATCTGCTCCTGCTTCCACCGCGCGACTCCCGGGAAGGCGACGTCGTACCTCTTCAACAGTGAGCGAGCGTCAGGCAACGACATGCCAGTCTTCTGAGCAAGCCCGTATTCGGTCTGCCCATAGATGATCCCGAGGTTCATTCGCTTGCCTACATCGCGCTGCACGTCGGTGACTTCGTCGAAGCCGACGCCGAAGATCTCGCCGGCAGCGAATCGATGAAGGTCGAGACCATCATTTAGGGCGCTGATCATCTTCTGATCACCCGAGATTCCGGCGACCAGTCGAGGCTCCTGCTGCGCGTAGTCGGCCGCGACCAACCATCCACCGAACCGGCTCACGAAGACCGACTTCACCACGGAGTTCTTGGGTATGTTCTGAAAGTTGGGCTCAGTACTCGACAACCTCCCGGTCATCGTGACGGCCTGACTGAACTGCCCGTGCATCGTTCCCGTGGGAGACACGTACTTCGACCATTTGTCAACGAAACCGGTGACCATGGCACTCTTCGACCTCCACGCCGCCAGATCTCGGAGGACTGGGTGCTTCTCCTCGAGTTTCTCCAGTACCCTCTTGTCGAGACTGGGGGAGCCGGAAGCGGTGCGACCCCTCACCTTCTCCTTCAGCACCTTGAACACGAGGTGGTGCATCATCGGGTTGCTCTTCGGATTGAAGTCCCTTCCGAAGTGATCGACCACCGACTTGACCTCGGCGCTGTCGTAGACTCGCCGGCGAGCCTCCTCCACGTCCTCCACCAAGTCGGCTCTCACGGTGATCAACCTCTCGGGGTCGAACGCTATCCCGGTGTTCTCGAGTTTGGCCAATCCGAGAGCGAACTCACACTCCATCTCCCACACAGATGACTGCTCCTCATCCATGTCCCTGGACATCGACGTCTCCAGTTCGAGAGTAGCCAACGCGTCGAGACCGTTGTACCGGAGCAGATCGGTGACCTTCGCCTCCACCGGGTTCTCACCGATGCCGTCGTTCTTATGCCCCCACCTGATCCCGAACCTCTTCATGCACGAGGATAAGGAGTGGCTAGCAGCCTCTTCCAAGACGTAACTGGCCAACATGGTGTCCCGGGATGGCCAACTCTTTCCGTACACCCTGAGGTTGACCTTGTGCTCGTACTTCGAGTGGTGCGCTACGGTGGTGCAGGACTCGAGCACACTCCTCCACGCGGACAACACCTTAGGGGTATCCACCCGCGCGGCCGGGTGATCCACTGGAAAGGAGAAGCACACCGGACCACACTCGGGATCGTCGAACGCGAAGCCGACGCTGAGGATCTTGAAGTCGGAGTTCAACTCGGGACGCAGGGCGGTGACGTCTCCCCACGTCTCGTAGTCGTACGCCACGTGGTACTTGTTGGACGCGACCTCCTCGAGTACCGAGATGATCGAATCAGTCTCCAACAGGTACACCACGTCGGGTATTTCCTGCTCCTCCCCCTTCGCCAGTTCGATGGCGTACTCCCACACGTCGACCCACGACTCGACCACCCTCTCGGCCGCTCCACCCTTCTCCTTCGCCGCCTCCAACACCTTGATCGGGTGGTGTTGAACGACCACGACCGCGCCGTCGACCTCGAACCTCTCGCCGACGTCCTTCCTCATGTTGACGGAACGGCCTAGGATCTTCTCTGCCGCCTTCTTGCCGAGTGCTACGACCACGCCGGCGACGGGGTCCCCCACACTGGCTAGATCAAACTGTTGTGGTATTACCGACCTGTACTCACCCGGGTCACTCGTATCGACTGCGAATAATGGAATCGAAGATGTCATCCATACTCCTAATGACGTAGCCTTGGGCTTCTGCTTGCCTACGGGCCTCTCGCCTTGCCTCTGCCTGTAAGGAGGTCGCGGACACCCCCAACACCTTAGACACGAACGAATGTACGCCGGTGAAGGTGCCGTTCTCCTCGTAGTACTTCACGTATTCGCTCAACAGTCGGCCCTCGAACTGGAGCGGCTTGGAGTCGGCGTCCACGGATATCAAGGCAACGTCGGAAGCGTTGGCTTCCTTTGACTTGGCCACCGCCCTTCGCACCTCATCACGCATGGCCCTGACGCCGATCTTCATGACCAACGCCTTCACCGTGACCTCCCTACCTAGATCTACGTAGCCTATGTTCCTCCATATCTTGATGAGAGCACACTGGACCGCGTCGTCCACGCATTGGCTAGCGATTCGGCGAGCCACCGACGTAAGCACCGGTTTCATCAAATCGTGCAACTGGTTGAAGTTACCGTCCTGCGCTTCTCGAACGGCTGAGGACCACTCGCCTCCAGTGCCTTCCGTGGACATCCTTGACCTCACAATCACCGATCGATGTAAATGGTGTCTTCTTGTGCAGTCTACAAACAGCCCATTCAGGCCCTGAAACGAAGACAACCCCGTCTGCCTTGACGAACATGATAGCAGCGTTGCCAACGCCGGCCTCCTTCTCTGCCTTTGCGATGGCTTCCTTCAACCACGAGCAGCCGGTCATCATCGACTTGATGGAGAGCGCCCGGTCCTTGCACTCGATCACCATGGTGTCGATGGAACTCGAGGAATAGACGTCGCCCTTGATGTCCGTCCGCCCCGAGTTCCGGGTAGAAGTAAACTGGTGGCCCGACACCTCCGACAGATATCGAGCCACCAGTTGTTCGAATGCCTTGCCCTTACGCCTCGAGCGACGGCCCACCGAGGACCAGTCGGTCATCCGCAAGACCCCCGGCACTGGCGCCAGTAACCACAGAAGCGCTCGGAACAACACCACGCCTCCGGAGCCGTGAGCGGGAAGTTGCCGAGACTGATGGCGTTCGCAACCGAAAGAGCCACAGCCCGGAACCACTTCACGCGCTTGGGGTTGTACCCGACGAACTGGGGGTTCACCTTCCCGGACTTGAGGAGGTTCACGAAGCCGACGTCGAAGTCGACGTCACCAGTCTCGGACTCGACCATGGCATAGAAGGACAACTGGAGCGATGACTCGAGTTCGGCCTGACTCTTCGACCGACTCACGGTCTTGTAGTCGACGATCGACGGCCGACCCTTCACGGCGCCGGACGCGTCGGTGATCCCACGGACCTCGACCGTACCAACCTTCGCGGTGACGTCGTACTCCTGCCTCACGGGTCTGAAGTCGCCGGCGAAGTCACCCATGTACGCCCGGATCATCTTGCGACCACGACCGACCACGCTGTCGAAGTCATCACCCTCCCAGTCCTCGATCTCGACCTTGCGCTTCTCAAACGAAGCAGCGAAGGCGTCCACCACCTCCGACTCCTTCAGATCCTCCCCAGTGGAGATCTTGTTGGAGTTGTTGGTGGCCAAGGCTTCGTGGTGCGAGGAGCCTTCGACGAGAGCGATTCCGGGAGGGGAGATCTTTCCGTCGACGTAGCGCAGTTTGTACTGCATCGGACACCGCAAGTACATGTCGATCTGCGACGGGGACAGGTACCCCTTGGGCAGGTTGATCTTCGAGGCGGTGATCAGCGAAGACTCGAACTCACTGAGGGAAGACTGGACCTCCGGGGTCGCAATCGTCAACTTAGGTATCTTTACCTTTGCCATGGTATTCTCCTGTGAAAAGGGGGAAGCCACCACGCGATGGCTCCCCCCTCTCGGTGGAAGAAACGGTCACTTCATGTAGCCGTTCTCGCCGTCACTCAAGAACAACGGCAGGATTGTGGCGAGAACGAGGAATCCGACGAAGATCGAGTAGCAGATCACGCCTTCGCCGCCTTCTCACGCTCGCGCTGTGCGCGATTGATGGCGCCGCGAATGCAGTTCCCGATCACCATGCGGAACTGGCCGAAGTTCGGAGCACGGTCACGGTAGACCGCGATCTTCGCGGGGTCGAGGAACTCCGATGCGAACGACACGAGGGAATCGACGTCAGTGCACTTGGCGAGTTCCTCGGCGACCCGGTCGCCACGCCCGACCGACGCGATCCGGGCACCCTCGCGAGTGCGCACTCCCCAGTTCACCCCGTCGACGGCAACCACCTCGGTCTTGCGCCGGCGAGCGGCCGGCTTCTTCTCGAGGCTGTCGATCCGCTCCTGAATCTCCCGGCGGACCTTCGCGGGGTCCACCTTCTTGGCCTTGGGGCTCTTGGGGCTCTTGGCCTTGGGGCTCTTGGCACTGGTCTTCATAACTATCCCTTCTGTTGGAGCCGCCACCATTGGCGACAAATCCGTTTCGAACAGAAGGGAACTCGTTAGAGTCCACTACTTCCCCGGGTGGGAACCACCTAATTACGGACGAGATCAACACTGACCATCGTGATCGTTCTCGACTTGGAACCAGTGTTGAACGCTACCGTCATCCTTGAACGATCTGTGTATCGTCACCGGATATTCGTACACCGTTCCGTTGCGGTCTTGTCCGACCGGCACCAACTGATAGGAAGCGGGGTATCCTTGGGCGGTGTCGACGATAGTTCCCGGCCCCGCGTAGACGGAGGTGTTTGCACCTTCGTTCTTGTTCAAGGCGTAGTCCACTGCCGTCGTTCCTGACGCCTTTGGAGGATTGTCCTTTACCCACACGTCTCCCACCAAGGTGGCACTGGTCCACGCGTACTTCCACTTGTTGGTGGCGAAGGAAGCCGACCCGGTGAGGATGGCGTCGATCGGCTCGAAACCAGTGGTAGTCACGAAGGTAGTCCCGTCTATCGAACGGGACACCACCAGACCTTCGTGGTGGTATCTGAGCGGTTCATCGTCACACGCCCACATCGGTATCGAGTGGTTGACGCACACGGTGGTCGTTACTTCAGCGGCACTAAAGACCCATAGTACCCTTCTGAAGTACCCGTCTACGGTGAAGGGGATGATGCCGGCGAACGCGAAGGTGCCGTAATCGTCGTAGATCTCGAGTGCATTCCCCTTGCCGGTGGAGAACCAGTCCGCTAGGTCGTCCAGTTCCGTGGTGTTGGCAACGCTTCCGGACCCGTCATAGACCGCAAACCAATGCCCTACCCGGACGGTTTGGGTATCGCCAGTCCCTCGGGGGGTGGACGACGGAACCACGTGTACTCCCCCGGGAATGGTCTGACCCGTGGCGGTGAAGGCGATCCGCACGAGGGCAGGAAACCTATCGTCACTCAACTTCGAGACGTTCTTGGTTACGATGAGTCTGGCGTTGTCGACCGCGAGCGAGAGGTTAGCGGAATCCTTCTGACCTCGGTTGTAGATCTTCTTTCCCTCGACGTCGAACACGAGGCCCAGACCCTCGGACAGCCGGCGAACGGTCTCCGATCTCGGTCGAGACATACACGACAGATTACGGATCTCGGACGGGGGCTCACTGAACGTTCCCGGGTCTGCCACCGTATACCCGAAGTAGGTAGGAAGCGCACTCCAAGAGGACGAATAGTCCTTGTGGAAGTTGTCGTCTCGGAAACGAGGAGCGCCACCGACTTCAAGACCGAGCCCGTCCTGCATGTTGTAGTTGTAGATCTCGGCCGTCCTTCTCTCGTTCCACCAGTCCAACGACACCAAGGACACCTCGACGCTGTCGTTGTTGTCCTTGGTATAGTCGATGTCCTGAGTGACTCCCTGAGCGTACGGGGTCGCTCCAATAGCAAGGACTTGTATCTCCCGCTTTACTTCCTTTCCTTCATCATCGTCGTAAGTTCCGATGACCAGTTTCACGGCGTTAGACGTGCTCTGATCCGAGTCCATCACCTGCCAGTCCCGGGCTCTCATGAGAACCCTGCCTTCAGACTTGTGACCGGCCGGCGCCAACTCGAACCAGTTGGACTGGCGGCTCGAGCGGGGAGCGTCTAACACGGCGTAACTGTTGCCGTTGCACTCGATTCGAACGAACGACCTCACCCCCTTCATGCGGGGTACCCTTGATCATCGAGCCACGGGATCTCGAAGGCAGTCGGGTCGAAGTCGTTGCCGATCCGGGGGTCGGGAGGAATGAAGATCTGAGCCGAAAGGTCGTAATCACCGTGGTAGTAACTGCCCGAGTCGATTACGTAACGCCAGTGGAGCGTATATTGCTTCCACTGGCCGTCTTGAACCGGCTCAGGAGTGTGCGGCTGAATGTAAGCCTCCAGTATCCTTCCGAACTTGTCGATCGGCTCGGGAGGTTCGGGCAAGTCACTGGCCTGTCTTGCGTAACAGACGTAATAACCGGCCTGAGTAGTGACCAGACTGGAGCCCGACGTCGAGATCATGTATGGTCCGCCGGCCTTCTTGTCAGGAGCCCGGTCCTTAACATCCATCCTCACTACCTTGTAGTCGATGAAGTAACTCACCCTCTCGTGGTACGCTACGTACGGGGTGAGCCTGTGCTGATCAGACACACCCTCCGTTCCCTCGATATCATCGTCCTTTATCTCGTCCGGAATCTCGGGGGACTCGATTCGATCGACGGCGACCACTTCAGGCACGAAGTTGTCTTCTCCGGGCTCGGTCCCACAGGCGTCGTAATCTCCGAGGAGGGGAGACACGTGGGGATAGCCCGGGAGATCTCCGTACGGAGTGGGGAGGTGGGACTGGTTGTTCGAGTCCGGAGGCGGTACGAGCATCTTCTTGAACAGCGCCCCGTAGTTGGGCACGTTCAGACCCGGAACGGGAGCGGCGACCCCCGACCCACTGATGTGGAAGGAGATCTCGTTACCGTAGACGGCCTCGTCGACGCTTGCCTCCTCGAACAGGAAGGACGGATCGGTGAGCGGGAACTTCGCATTGATGAGGTTTGCGAGGTACGTGAACAACTGGGGTTTGGGCGTCGAGGGCGGAGCCTTGAAGCGGCCGTTTAGAGTGTAGAAGACTCTCGCTCCCAAGTCGGCCACGCGCACCCCGAAGGTGGCTTCACCGTCAGACAAGAGGGGAGGAAGAGTCCGGTACTCCTCCATGTCGACGATGCTGAAGGTCAGCGTCCTACAGTCCGGGCTCTGACTGAACTGCTGTTGGGTGCGCCGAAACCTGTTTGGCAGCGTCGGCGTGACGTAGGACCGGTACAGGTCTGCGGGTGCTCCCTGAGCCCTCACCTTCAGGGTGCCGCTGACCTGTCGGGTCGCGTAACCACTGACGTCGATCGAATACGAGAACGACTTAGTGACGCTGAGGATGTTGGAGGGGGTGGAGAACTGGGGGCAGTCCTTCTTGAAGATGGATACCTGCCACGTGTACCGGGCGGCTCGCATTCCGGTGACTTCCGAAATGGTGAGGTCTTCCGGTCGAGGAGACCAGTCATCGGTGGCAGGTTCTCCGCCGGCGGCGACGGGGTCAAAGGTGTATAGGACCTGCCCGGTGGTCTGATCCCAGATCGTCAACTGTTGCCAAGGCTTCGAAAGAGCCCCGCGCATGTCGTAGATCTCGTTGGTGAGCGTACTGGACTCCACCGCCCTGATCCACCCGCTCACCGTAATCTGGTACTTGGTGCCTACGAGAGTCCTCTCGTCGTTCTCATAGACGAACTGCTCCCGTACCGTGATGCGGGGGTAGGGGAAGGTGAAGGAACCGTAGCGTACCGCTTGTTGGCTCATAGATCGACCACACTCCGAGCGTAGACCCGGTTTGCTAGGAGCAGTTGCTCGTTGCGCACCGAGTGGATGGCCTTCACCAACTGACTACGAATCTCCTCGATGGCTCTCTGAACGGCTTCCTCGTGCTGCATCTTCACTTCGGCCTTCAGTTGGACGTTGTTGACCACGCTAGCCAGTTGAGGAGTCTGCATCGAAACGGGCTTACGGCCGGTAGCCACGGAGTTGGAGGTCTGTTGGTAAGTCCTGGCCTTCCCGTGTGAGTCCAACTTGAGGGGAGCGATGAACTGCTTGGCGTGTTGTTCGTCGCCCTGACCCGGAGCCGCGACGCCGGTGTACTTCTCCTTACCCATGTCGGAGAAGCCCTTTATCAGGGCGGCATTCATCTGTTGGGCAGCGTTCTGCCCTGCCTTGCCGGACTCCTCGATTGCCTTGGCTTGCTTCCTCATCGATTCGGCGAGGACTCCGGCCCCTACGCCCATGGCAGTGAAGACGGTACCGAGTGCTCCGGGGATGTAGGACCCCAACCACTCCATCAACTTACCGACTGCTTCCGTGATGTCGGCCATCAGTCGCCAAGACCAAACGACCAACGCCTTGTACGCCTCGAACAACTTCCCCAAGATCGAGACCAAGGCGGCGATGATGACGAACAACAACTTTATCATCGGCCGCAACGCGACATAGAAGAAGGCTATTAGGTTCCTGATGAAGTCAACTATGGAGGCGAGTTCTTTGCCGATCAGTCGACCCAGATCGATCGACAGCATGCGCAGGAGGATCTGCAGGTTTCTGAACGATGCCATCAGGGTCGGGCTGAACCTAGCCAGTGATTCGGCGAGGTTCCACATCGAGCGCAGGACCGCCTTGACCGCGTTGTACAGTTCCTGCATCACCTTCACGACGATAAACATCTTCGCGAGGCCGGCGGCAGAGTCCGTAGACGCCCCGCTCTTCTCGAGTCTTTGCTCGATCCGCTTCAACTGTTCTATCACTGGCCGGACCAGTTGACTGTGCAACACGGTCGCGAGGTCGCCGCCGATACCACCGCCGGCACCACCCTTCTTCCCCAGTTTGGCTTCAGCCTCCTGCACGGACTTGGCCATGGACTCTTCGTCCAACGTGACCTTCAGTCCTACCTTGATATCGTCAGTTGCCATCTCTCACCTCCGAGAACGACGAATATAGGTAGCACCGGTAAGTCTGGTCGAGGTACATGAGGTAGGAGGAGTCTACTTCGGCTCCTCGGATCGGGGCCTCGTTCTCCAAGATCGGTGCATTCCCCAACGGGGATTCCACCGTGTCATACAACCCGTGGAGAATCTGAGTCACCTCGAACGCGGCGTTGACGAGATCCCTACTCGTTTCCTCGATCTGGTTCAACTCGTGAGAGGCCAGTTTCGAGTAGATGCGAACCCCGAACGACATCCTGCGGATCAGGGAGGCGTCCCCCTCGCCATACTCGAACGAAGAACCCGAGTAGAACACCTGCAGGTACTTGAAGGCGTTCTGCGGGACCACCATGGGGACGGCCACCGCCCTACAGTTGTTACGGGAGAACCGGGTGGGCAAACCCTCGATGATCTTGTCGACCACGAAGTTCAGTACGAGGTTGGGGTTCGCGTTTGCAGACATCAGACGAGGCTATCAGAGATGGTAGGAGATCCCGACGAGGGGAACTGGTACCCGTAGAATCGAGTAACCCAGTCTTGGAACTTCCCGTTCCGACTGTTCGTCGTGGTGCAGGTGAAGTAGTCCCCGATGTCGAAGCCGGTATCTCCCCGGGTGACTGCGTAGTGGACGCCGGCGTGAGTCCTCGGAACGGAAACGAAGCACCCGCTGATGTAGACCGACTTCCCAACGGCGATTCCCGACGCGCTCGTCCATTCGATCGTGACCTTGGCGTCAGCCGGTACGTTCCTCGGGGTGGCGAAGAACACGGTGAACGGGTTGAACTGCGAGGAGGAGAGACCAGTATTCGGATCTGCCGAGAAAGCGTTCACGGCCGACCAACCCGTGCCGCTAACCTTGACGGTAAAGGTCGACCCCGAGGTCCACGCCCCTCCCGACCTCTTCAGCCACACGCTGAGGAAGTACACCTTCTCACCCTCGACGCTGAGGTCCTGAGTGACTCGAATCGTGGCCGTACCACTGGTTACGAACTCCAAGGACTTGTCGAACGCGTGGATCACCGACGCGGTTTCCTTGATGTTCGTCCCCACCGTGCCGGTGTCGACGGTCCAGTTGTCGGGGGTATTGAGGACGAGGAAGGAGTTCAGTTCCCCGTTGTTGATGACGGATTCGGAGATCACGCTACGGGCGCTACCACCCTGACCGCTTCCGGGGGCGGACACTCCATCGTTCGCCTGAGTCTTCTGATACCCGACGATACTGAACTGTTCTGCCCCGCCACTCACCACCGAGCGGGTGCACGTGAGCCGGACCTGCTCGGGGATCAGACCTTCGTTGTTCACGCCGTCGTTCCTCAACCTCGAGACGTACAGCGATCCGTTCCCGGAGTTAGACACCGCTGCGGAGGACGAGAGGCTGCAGGTATTGGTTAGGACGGTCTGGGAATCCTCCACCATCCGCTCGATGAGGAGGGGAAAGATGGAAGACGACGAGTTCGACGGAGAGTTCAGTTCGTTCTGAAGTTGACTTCCGAGGTACCGAACGGCCTGAGAGTTGAGCGAAGATACCAGACTTCGCAGACTCGAGGTGGCAGACTCGTAGGTATTCAGGACGTTGTCGACCCAATCCCTGTTGTCGTTGAACTGGTCCAAGATCCGGTCGGCACCGACACCGGAACCGATGTAGTCGGTGGACTGCCTCTCGAGGGCGAGACGAGTCTCGTGGATGAAGGTCCCGAGCCGGGTAAACGTGGTTGTGTAGTCAACAGCCATTAGTGCCTCGTGATTGCTTCAATGGCGATCGCCTTGGCGGTTTCATCGCCGTCGAACGCCATCTTGATCAGGGCAGTCAGGTAATGGCTGACTCCCTTTCCGTCTGAAGGCATTGCGGCCATGACGTCACACACGAACTCTAGCCGGCGCCTTGCACTGATCCGAGGCATGTTGTCCACAAGACCTTGGATCTCTTCTTCGCTGAGTGCAGCCAGTTCCGAAGGCTGAATGCCGTAGAAGGCGATCAAGTCTGCGGAACTGGCATAAGCCCCTTTACGGCACCGCTCTCCTCTACGAACTTGACCAGTTCACGGATCAGGAAGAGGACCTGATAGTCGGTAACGGAGTCAGGGAGGGCAAACGCTTCCCGAGCAGCAGCCTGCAGACGGGGGTACGAGGACTCGCCTTCCTCGATGTACGGAGAGATGGAGCGGATGATCACGAAGGGATCGTACGTCCGGATCTCTCCGTCCGCGAGTTCGACCTCCATCATGGGGGACTTGATGTCCTTCAGTCTAATCGTCATTTGGTCCTCAGGTAGTGGTGAAGTGAACTCCCGCCGTGGGAATCAGCAGGAAGGTGAGCGGCCCCTTGCGGAGACTGTTGGCAAGCAGCACCTCGGTGTCCGAGACGATGATCGCCTTCGACGCGGTGAGACTGGCGATCTGACCTGCCGCCGATGTGCCGGCCTGAGCGGTGAGCACGAGCGGAGCGGCGAGAGTAGACAGGAACTTACCGACGTTCGACATCGCTCCGAACGTGCCGGCCTGACCCTTCATCGCGTTCTTGATGAGGTCGTACTCGACGTATTCGAGGGTGATTCGGTAATCGACACCACGCTGAACTCCATCGGCGAGTGCGTCGCCGTAGTCGTCGATCAGAACGGTCTCGTGGTGGTTGGTCATCTGCAGACGGAACCCGCCCTCGGTGGTACCGATGTTCGCGCCGTTCCAAGTCGCGTTGTAGTGTCCCGCAATGAACGCCATTAATCGTCTCCTTCGAACAGTTCAGCGATCTCTTCCGCGTTCCTACGAGAGACACGGAGGAAGGGTCTGGGTGGAATGTCCACCTTCTTCAAGAATATGAAGTCTACGCCGGGTTGCAGGTCGAACAACACATTCGATCCCTTGCGTTTACGAGATCCCTTCCTAAATACCTTTGGTCCACTGGGAACTCGGATACTCTTCTGAGCGCGAGGAGTGAGGGGGATGAATAGTGCCTTCGCTCGCACCGGAACGATCGTCGGAAGAGTGCCGGCCCCCACGTCGGGGCTGTTTGCCCCAACGGTACCGAACTGGTGCACTCTCCCGCCGGTGAAGGTCGAGCCCACCCAAGCGCCGTCTGCGTCGACCCCGTGAGTGATTGAGTCGATGAGGTGGCTACCGTTGTCGTAGAGCGGCCGGTCCCTGCTTCCGTTCGGCCGGTCCCGGTGCAAGGGCTTGAAGTTGATCTCATCGTCCCCGGACTGCTCGATCCTGTCGATGGTCTGCTCCTGCAACAGGATAGCCATCTGCTTCAGGACTCCCCTGATCTTCGTCCTCTCGAACGCACGGCCTAGGTCAACGGTGATCGTCACAGCCACGGGAAGGACCCTCCGAGGCGTTCTTCGGCCCGGGAGGACCAGAAGCCGGCCGAAGAAGCGAGCGGCCCCGGAGGGGCCTTCCCGTGGCTCGTCTTATACACCGGTGCCCTCATTGTCAGCGGGAAGCGTTCTCACACCCGGGAACCTGAGCCCGTCGAAGTACCCGGACTGGTCGAAGATAGTCCTGACCTTCCCCTTGACGGACCGGATGGCCATCGACTGACTCGACCTCTTCCCTCGGACCTCGACGGCGTCCTGCTTGCCCATTGCCTCGAGGCGCTCGAACATGCGCTTGCGAAGAGCGGTGACCTGCTCGGACTCCTCGCCCCTTCTCTCCCACAGGAGGCACCACGTGAGGGCGGCGGTGATACCCTTGATCTCAGGCGTGAGGTCGGCGCCTACCAGTGGCACCTCGTAGACGTACCGGAGGAAGTTGTCTACGGTCTGCGCGGCGTCGTTCTCGGCCGTGGTCAACACGGATTCGTTGATGTTGTTCAGATCGTTAGAGTCGACCTGTTCATCGTCGTTGGTGAGTTGCACCACTACGCGCGAGTCGAATCTCTTCAGAATCTCGGTCTTGTCGGCGTAAACGTAGGGCATGGCATTCTAAATACGACGAAGGCCCCATGATTTCTCATGGAGCCTTCGTGCAGAGGGGAGTAGAGCGTTACGAGGCGGCGTTGTCGACCTTGATCGCGGTCCACGGGATGCCGTAGGACACCTCGCCACGCCAACGTGCCGCCATGAGGAACTCCTCGTGGAGGATGACGTGGCTGTCGGCGTTCATGCCTCCGCGCTCGCCGAGATTGGTGAGGATCTCGACCGACGAGAGGTTCTTGAGGTCCTCCATCGTGATGTTGAACGGCGAGCCGGCCGACTGGAACTGCGAGAGAGTGTCCTGCATCTCCGAGTCGGTGCGCATCCGGAAACGGCTGTAGACGAGCGGCCGGTTGACGTGGCCGACGTTCATCAGGTACCAGTCTGCAGCCTCGGCGCCCGAGATCGGGAGGTAATTGCTCGAGTAGACGCCGCCGACGAAGCCCTCGTAGACGTTGTCGGTCTGCTTGATGAACTTGGCCGAGAGAGCCAACTTCATCGTGCTGTAGAGGAGCGGGGAGCAGACCACGACGAGATCCTCGGGGCGGATCTTCTGATAGAAGGGCTCGCCCTGATCGTCCTGCCAACCGAGCATCGTGACGAGAGCACGGTCGAGGTCGTTGATGACCTTCTCGGCGGTGTCCGGTCGCGGGGTGGTGCCGGTCCACGACGTGGTTGCAGTGTTGCCGGTGATGAGGTTCGACTGATTCGCAGGAGCGAGACCGCCCAGTGCGTGAGACGTCGAGAAGAAGTTCGCCCCGGTGATGCAGGGAGCCGCCGTTCCGTTCCGGAGGCGAGTCATCGCCAACTTGTCCGGGAAGTTCACGACGCGGCCGGCCATCGAGTGAAGGAGCGTACGCGACTGACCGGTCTGGTCGAAGTCCACGAGACCGCGCTTCAGGCGCACGAGGCTCTTGTACAGTTTGTTGGTGAAGTCGAACGTGTACTCGTTCAGTTCGCTGAACGGCACCTCGAGTTCATCGGTGATCTGCTGAACCTGCGGCACGGTGCCGAGGGTAGCGAAGAACTCGCGCTCGGAGTACGTGTCCACCGTCTCGCAGAAGAGCGGGTACAGAACGTCGCGGGACTGGGTGATGAAGGACTTCGCGAAGAGACCGCGAACTTCCTTCCGAGTGATCTGACGATTGCGTGTGAGGACGGGCATGTGTTCTCAATCTCCGATTAGGCGACGCGATCCTCGAGATCGACTTCGACGAGGTTGTTGGCGGTGTTGATGCCGACGATGCGGCCGACGTTGCCGATGTTGGTGGTCGCGGACACCCCCACCGTTCCGGAATCAACGACGTAGGCGAGTTTCCCCATGTCGGCCTGAGCAGTCGACGCCTTGGGGAGCCAACGGGTGCCGCGCCGTTCCACGACGCAAGTGACCGTGGTACCGTCGCCGGTGCCGCCCTTGATGGCGATGCCGTAGAACTTGAAGTTGGCGGTATCGACAGCCTTGACCGCGAAACCCGTCGCGTTGATGCAGACGAGTTCACCCTCGTAGAGAGTGACGGTGTTCGCGATGAGGCACTCTGCGGTGCGTCCGTCGAGACGACCGGAAACGGAAGTGTTCTGAGTGAGATTTGCCATGGTGGTGTTCCTTCAGTGATCAGCCGCTGAGAACGTCGGAGAGGTCGAGGACGGACCGGTCGAGACCGAGACGCTGAACCTGATCAGCGTTCTCACTGACGTAACGCTCGTTCTCACTGAGCGAGCGGCCGGGGCGCTCGATGTAGTCACTGACACCATGCCGAGAGACCATCTCGACCTTCGGGCTGCGCTTGAGGACGTCTTCGACGTAGTCGCGCACTTCCTCCGACCGCATGCTCATCATGCGGCCGACGTGACGGTCGATCTGCTCCCGGTCGCCGATGGCGTAACCGAGGGAAGAGATCTCGCGGCACTTAGCGGTGAGCATCATCCGCTTCGCGGCCTGAGCCTCACGAACGTTGTGACGCTGCAGATCTGCGAGTTGCGAACGGAGAGAAGCGATCTCCGCCTGATAGCGGGACGCCGGCGACTGGGTCGAGTTCTTGGTGGTGCTGCTCACGCCTTGTTCCTCAGTGCTGAAGTCGACGCTCTCGGCGTCACTCGGTGGCTTGAACTGGTCATCCCCATGGTCTGCGCCCTTGGAGGTGTGTTCGGTCTCGTACCGGACTCGGCGGTAGGGGTGACGGAAGCGGGACCTGTAGGACTCCTGCCCGTCCCCCTTCTCCTCCTCGGAGGAACCTTCCTCGACGTCGCCCTCTGCAGTCGGGTCGGTGTCGACCCCGCCGGCGGTAGCCATTCCCTCGCCGTCCATGCCGGATGAAGCCATGTCGTTGTTGACGGCGTTGGCCTCACCTTCGGCGAGCATCTGCGCCACCAGTGGCGCGATCTTCTGAGCGAGTTCGTTGATGTCGGTGTCCATCGTGTTCGAGTCCTCTGTGTACATGTACCGAACGATTTCAGAACCGCGAGCATTGAACCGCATCACGGGAAGCGAGAAGTGGGGGTACCTGCCACCGAGGAGACTCACGTTGGTGAGCCGGTGCTTTGAAGGTATCACTTCTGCAGATCTGTACGGAAAGTCGCCGCGTTTGATTTGTTCCCACGCATGCTTCGCAATGCCGACGAAGTCGGCGTACAGTACCTTCCCCACTCGGCGAAGATTGTCGACGAAACCGACCCGGGGAGGCTCAGGAGCATCGGCGGATTCGGGGGTGTGGCCGATCGTGAGACTGGGAAGCATCGCGTACTTCGCGTTCCCCTGCGCGACTTCGATCGAGTCGATCTTCTGATGCAGGAAGTCTGCGACGCAACGGTCGAGCCAAGCCTCGTCGCAGAGGTACTTGCGATCGTGGTGTGCCTTGAACACCGGGACGTTCATGACGTCGACGGTGCCGTCGTTGTTCTCTTTGATGTCAAACATAGGTGATGTACTTGGCCGTGATGGACGAGGCCCCGGTGCTGCGCTTAACCCACACGCGAGCGGGGTACACGTTGTGGAGGTAGATCGCGCCAGTGAGCCCGACGTCCACCGAGTTGAGGTCGTTCGCGGGAGCCGAGTCACTGACACACACGAAGAGACCGGTTCCGGAGCCCGAGTCGTGGATTACGAGAACGCCACAGGCATTTACGTCGTTCTCCAGTTGAACGTAGGTACCCGTAATCCCAGTGACCGTACCGATCTTCTTCACCTTCTGAGACGGTGAAGAACCTGCACCGAGTTGAATGTTGACGCTACCCGCCATGGTTGTCTCACTTGTAAATGAACATGTTCACAACCGGGAATCCGGTTCCGGACGCCCGAGCCACGGTCACCTGCGACGGTCTCACGTTGTGGAGGTAGACCGCACCCTTCTCGGCCAATAGCACGGAAGAGGAGAAGTTCGCCCCCTTGGGGTTCGCGATGGACACCGCCACCGTCGAGCCGGCAGGTCCGGCTCCCTCCAGTTCGTATTGGACGAGAACGCCACAACTATCGTCCGAGGTAGACATGGTGACCCACGCTCCCGTGATTAGGAGAGTCACCACGGTCTTAGTCCCAACCGGCGACTGAGAAGGCGAGAAGCCGACCCCTAGAAGATAGTTGGGACTAGCGGCCACTTCAGCCCTCGCGCTCCATGCGCTTCTCGACGCCCTGCTTCACCATCGCCGGAGGCCGGCCCGACTGAAGCGCTCCGGCCATCATCGCCGCCTTCTTGAGAGGCTTGCCCTTCATCTTCCCGATGTTCTTGTCACCTTGCGGGGACCCGGAAGCCACGTTGGTGAGGAAGGCGCGTCGACGCTCGTCCGGATCAGCGAAACGCTGAATCTGGGAGTCGAGGTTGTCGAGTTCACCGTAGAAGTCGTGTTCGTTGTTGTTGGCCATGGTTGTTCTCAGATGTACCCCTGTCGAAGCGCCCACTTGTGCGCCATGCGGTGAATGTCTGCGTGTTCGCCGGCTTCGTCCTCGTCAACACCCGACAAGAAGTCAGCCATGTGGGAGAAGAGATCAATCTTGCCCCGGTCGTGCAGTTCCTCCAAGGCGTCACGAAGACCGTCGCTACGCATGCCGGTGTTCGGGGGCGGGACCTGACCGTGAGTCGGCTCACCTTCTCCGGAAACCTCGCGCTTGGGGAGGCCGAACTTGGGACCGTGAAACCCCGGAAGAAGATCGTCCCCGAAGTCTCGGATGTTGCCAGGGTTCACGTGACGATCAACGTCGCCGTTGTCCCGGTACCGGGCTTCCATCCAGTGGTCGGGAAGAGGCTCCATTCCGAGAGCGAGCCTAGCGTGGTTTGCGATGTGGTTGCCGGCGGCGTACGTGTCCTGATCCATCCAGTCGTTGCCCCAGTGTTCGGGTTCGACGACATTGTCAGCCATCTCCTCGAGGAACGCGGTGTGGTGGTGCAGTTGGGGTCGAGCCAACGCTTCGCCGGCTTGCTTGGCTCGGTTGTTGATTTCGTCCTGCCAACCCATGCCGATGGGACGATCACCACTGTCATCGGTTTCGTCGTGATCGTGGTCGTACATGTCGGCAATCTCTTGCACCGCCTTGGTGTGAGGGTGAGGCCCCGAGGCCGCGATGTGCCGATCCACTGATTCGTTGCTTCGGTACCGGTAAAGGAATCCGCTCACGTGTTGCTCCTAACGGAAGGTGATCCACCCGACCCGGTACTCCTCGCACTTGTCGAGGCCCTTGCCCTTGCCGGTCATCTCCTCGAGCATTTCGTCTCGAGGAAACTCCGGCTCTCGTTCCTCGACGGACTCGACCTCGGGCGGACCCTGTTCCGAGTGACGGCTGACCTTGGACAGCGCCTCGCTCTTGGCCTGATTGAGCACGTGCTTCCACGCGTCGCGGAGGGGGTCCTCGCGGTCGAACGAACGCTCGATGTCCTCCAAGGCGTCGGAGTGAAGCCTCGACACGACCTCCTTGCTCACCCCGTAGTGACCCTCGGCCACTGCGTCGAGAACGCGAAGGGAACGGTGGAGCGCTCCCTCGAGGACGCCGATCCGGGAGAGTCCACCGATGACGTTGTCATGGGTGTGCTTGTCCCGGTCATACATACCCCAAGCGACGGCGTAGGGATTGCTGACACCTTCCTTGGTCTTCAGACGACGGACCACGTTCTCCATGCCGGGGGGAGCGACGTACCGGTCAATCTGGAAGGACCGACTCGAGTACGCGACCCTCTCGACCGACCGGTACGACTGGGTCGGGTTCGAACGCTGACCAGTCTTCTTCTCCTTGCGCTTCTCGGAATCACGGGCCTCTCGCCGGCGGCGGTCTCCCTCGTCGTCGAAGAACGAACTGATCATGTCATCGGATTCTTCCCCCTCGCGAGGACCTTCGCCGAAGGCGTGACGCTGAGGAGGCAGTTCGATGTCACTTGCGGCCGGCAAGGAACGAGCGGGTGGCTTTGGCGGGAAGAGGGGGTCGTTGAGCGACATCTCGTCCCCGTCGCCCACGCCGATCTTCTTTGCGGCCTTCTGCTTTGCCTGTTCCACGAGGTGATCGGCCCATTGCCCGACCGTCTTGCTGACGGACATCGGCTTGGACCCTTGGACTGGGACGCGGTTTGGAACGGGTGGCACGTAGGTACTCCTTCAGGGCGATCTTGACGGAATCTTCGACTGTCCAACCATCTGCAACCCACGAGAGGACGAGGTCCTCAAAGACCGGATCACCGGAAGGTAATGCCGAGGAACCTCTGGAACGAGATCGGAACTCCGTTGTCGGTCTCACCAAGGGCCTCCTTCGCTGCGTACAGCGCGCCGATCAGCATGGTCCTCTGCACGTGGCTGAGAGTGTTGTGCCAGTAGTTGTAGTTGTCGCGGACCTTCTCGATCTTCTCGATGAGTTCCCGGAGGTTCTCATTCACGGTAGCCGCCGGCTTGTCGATGTCGTTGGCGATGGGCGCGTTGAACGCCTCGATCGCGGCCTTGACCCCGTCGTCGAGGCTTTCGCCCTTCTTCTTCACGGGCTTGGTGGAGCGAGGCGAAGCCTCGACCTCGACGCCGGTTTCCCCGGTAAGGCGAGAGCGAGATCCGTCGACTGGTTCGAGAGTGGTCTTCTTCATTACGCTAGGTCCATCATGGCGTTACCACGGAATCCTTCATCCGGAAACCTGCTCGGCTTGCCTTCGATTCCTATGGTGACGCCGTCTTCCGCTGCTGCTACGATCTTCCTTTGTAATTCGTTAGCAAAGACTCGTCTGTTCAGGGGTCTGCCTTCAGCGTCAACCAACCCGATGGAGATGGCGTCCTTCTTCCGGACTGGTCTAACCTTGCATCGACAGTTGTATCCGTTGGGAACCCAAATCAGTTTCCAGATCGGATCGTCCTTGGTAGCCGCGAATCCATTCATGGCCTTGTGGAGTGGTCGAGACCTGTGGTCGCCCTGCGACACGTACCTATACCCGAAGAACAGATCCGACACGTCGGGGTCGGTGTACTGTTGCCACCGGCCGGCAGCAGCAGCACTGGCGGAGTTGGTACGAAACACGGTCTCGATGTGAGCGGCCGACGTCTGCGCATCGTCGTAGATCATCTGAGTGAACCAGTCTCTCGAGTGACCGTTCACCCGGGCCTCCACCAGTCTGGCCCTGATCCTCTCCAGTATGCTCGCGCTCAGAACCCCGGAGACGTACCACGCGGTTTGTCTCAGTCGCTCGGAGAGACCCTTGGGGCTCATGATCCTCAGAGTAGGGGCCTTCTTCGCCAGTGCCTCGACTGCTTCCTTGAACACGGGATTCACCCGGTCCGAGTGCTTGTCGACCTCCAAGACCTCGTCCTCATCCTTCACCGTAGACATGCCGGCCATCATCGAAACGGTGAGGACCTTGACCATGCGGTCCTTCAAGGACTCGATGTCCGGCTCCTCCCCCTTCCACAGAGCCATGGCCCACTTGTGGTATTCGTCTACTGTCTCAGAGATGGCGGGTTCAATGATGGAGTCCACGCCTCTTATACGCAGTCTAGCGAGTCTTTGCTCCGTCCGTAATTAGGGGGCTTCCACCCCCGGAAGTGAGAGGCTTTCGGAGCCCTTTCGCCTCTCGGGGAGGGGCCGGAGCACCCTACCGGCCTCTCCCCAATCCTTAGAACACTCAACACGCCTTCCGTAGTGGGCTTGAAGGAGGACCTCATGACCCACCGGAAGGCGTGTTGTGGGACTTGCGGGTGCGAGTCTTGCGAGTGTACCGTCAGGGACGTAATCCTGCCGGAAGACGAGTTCTACACCGACGAGGAAGCGCGAAGAGACTGGGGCGTGTGCTGCCAGACCTGTGACACTCTGCTACTGGAGTGCGAGAGGCCGGCTTGGAGCACGTTTCAGAGATACTTCGCCGAATCCATCGACCCGATCCTCTACCCCGAGCCGTGCCAGTGGAGTTACACGTGCACCTCGCCCGAACTGCCACCGATCCAAGCGCTCTATCGCTACGACCGGGAGGTGTACCGGGTGGCGTACGATGGCATTCCCCAGTTGCCGGCCGAACGATGCGCGGGTGAACTCGAAACCCATTGCTACAACCCTCCGGACGTGAGGCAGTGTTGCAGTAACTTCTTTCCCACTGGTTGCCTCTGTAGTTCCACCGACCTAAGCCCCTTCAGATACTGGAGGTTGTTCGAGAACCGCTGCTCCAGATTCCTGACCGAAGCGTACTGTCACAAGAACGGGGCGCCCGTGATCGGGCCGTACAACCTGCGCTCCCTCCTCCTGTGCATCGTACATAAGGAGAGGTGGTGGAAGATCCCGGTCGATACGTGCGACCCCGACGTGAGGATCAGAATACCCGGCCCTGCCGTTCCCTTCGTTACTTCGCAAGTCGTCCCGAAGTGGTGGATCTTCGCCTGTTCGGGCGTTCCGATATTTGGGTTTGACGTCGACGACGCCGTCGAGCGAGGCGTGATCAGTGCAGGGGATCGGGATGACCTGTACTTCGCCATCTCCAATCAGATTCAGCCCGACCAAGGCATCCTTCAGAAGATGGGGGAAGCCGGGTACTTCACCACCAAGGACTGGAGGAACGAACAGGCTCAAGCCTACGACGAACTAAACAATAGGTTCCCTTCAGCCGGGTACAGCACGTGCGCGAACCTCGACCCTGCTGCGTTGAACGTGCTCGGTCCAGTGCGGAAGAGATACGCTCCCTTCCTCCGGTGCAGGGACGTCGCTCCTTCAGCCGTTCCACTGCAGCCGCCCCTATCCTGTGAGAAGGACTTTCCCGGGGGCAGCGCCGAAGATGAGCAGTATTGGAAAGACAGGCAGTGGGTGTACTTCCGAGCGGCTTGTGGAGGATGGGCTTGGGGCTGTTGGAACGTGACCGACGAGGCGCTGCTTGCGGGAGAAGGCCGCAACTCCGTTGATTGCTTCGCCGGCGTACGGGGCAACGTCAAGCCGGCGAACTGGGAAGTGTGCACTTTCCCGGGCGTGACCAACTGCAACGGGCAGACGTTCTATTACTGTACCGACCTCGCGACCGGATGCCCGACCCGGTGCGAACAAGCCCTTACTCAGGGTTGCGGAGCATTCAATCCGCCGACGCCGCCGACGAGTTGCGATAACCTCATGGCCCAAGGGAACTGCTTTGGCATCCGTTTCGTTTGGGCTCAGTATTACGCTAGAAACGACTACTGCAACATCGAACAACCAGTGCGGTTTACGTGCCTGTACACGTCAAAGAGCGAACTGAAGCCGCTGCAGAGGCCGCTCGACTCGTGGTACAGTTCGGAGCCGTTCCAGTGTCACCCTGAGAACCCGACGCTCGGGTGGCACTACTGTTGGAAGGACCTCATCGGCCACTACCCGCCGAGACCGATCGTGAACTCGATCGTGAACGGAACCGGCGAACACGACGCCACGGACATGTGTGGCGGTTCTCATATCTTCGACTACGTCGAGATCACTGGCACTCCCACGGGAACTCAGATCTGTCTAGACCCCGATGTAGCACCTCGGTTCCCGTTGGGTAACACCAGTTGCCCCGACCCACTGACACCCGAACAGATCGACTGCGCGGGGCAGGATCTGAAGTGCAACGAACTGGATTGTGAAGGATGAACAACAAGCAACAACCCATGCCGAATAGCCAAGGCTACTTCACCAACGGATACGTGCACTCGAGCAACCCCGCACCGCCGAAGCCCGGGGAAGTTGTTCAGAACGAACCTCCCTCGCCGACGAAGGCTGACATGTCTCGGATCAAGTCGTACGTCACCGCCGAGATGAGCCTACACCTCGAGGGACCAGTGCCTAAGGAAGTCTTCGACGAGAGGGCGAAGCAGTGCAGGGCCTGTCCCGAACTCTACGCGACCGACAAGGACGAGATCGGGTTCTGCAAGGCGTGTGGGTGCGGGATGAACCCTCGAGCCAGACTTACCGTCAAGTTGACGATGCCGAAGAGCACGTGCCCGAAGAGCAAGTGGGGCGAGTCGCGCGGCCGGCACGAGAGACTGGTGGACCGGGTGCGGTCTGCGGTCATCAACGTCTTGATTCCGAGGGTACGAAAGTGAACGCCGTCGATCCCGTGGACCGGCTCCAGTGCCGCATTAAGTCATGTGTTTGTGATGGGGACTGCAGCACCTGCGAAATCCTGCAGGTGGCGGTAGACGAGATCTGCCGGCTGAAGGAGGCACTCAGGAAGATCGAGGTCCTCTCACACAGCGAAGTGCACAAGCACGTCTACCGTGGGGCGTAGTCTGGCGAGCGTTCATCCGTCCGTGATGGGTGCAACATGGCCAACCCCAATAACAACCCGATTCCCTCGCTCCTGCGCTTCGACAACGTGCTCGTTCAAGACGGCGTCGACTTCGTCCTTCTGAACCCCACGAGCATCGACTGCATCTTTTGGGTCCGGGCTCAGGGAGTCGCGACGATCTGTCTGCGCGAGGGCCTCAAGATCGTGTGGCAGGTCGACCGTACCGAGTACGAGGACTTCGTCCGGTCCTTCAGCCGGCCCCACGGCATGTTGAACGTCTCGCCCAACCTGTTCGACATCGGAGGCGACTTGGCCGTCGAAGCGAACTAAGGCGAACAAGGCATCTTTTCCCCCATGCGTCACCGCCCCGGAGCCGATCCCGGGGCGGTGGCGTTTACGGAGCCAAGAGCCGAAAGAACCCACCGGGTTTGTACGTGACGCCGCTGACGATCACGGTAGCCGAGACGTCGACCAGTTGGGGGTCGATGAACTGGGTCTCGGCTTCGGCGAGGATCACGTAACACTGGGGCTCCGCCGAGGGGGAAGCGGAAAGGACTCCTGCCTTCGACCACGGTGATCCGTTCGTCCGTGGGGTGAACGTCACGCTGACCGAGCCCCCGGTGAAGTCAACCGGGTCGCCGGCGACGTTTCGACAGTAGAAGTAGATCCGGGACTCGGATCCCTTCTTGATGTCTTCGATCTTGGGCTTGTGCTCGTACAAAGGCATGAGTCACTCCTTCACGAACGAGGGCGGCACCAAGTACCAACCCTCAGGTATCTCGATCTTGTTTCCGCTCAGGACCCACTCCCCGTTCACTCGGTGGTACACCCGGAAGTTCGCCGCCGGCCCCACTCGCATCGGACTCTCCTCCGGTACGAAGACGGTCCTGCTGCTGCAGCCACTCGCGAATCCGAACACCACCGCGAGCAAGAGTATCAGGATCAGGGTCGGCGTCAACCGCACCATGGCCGATCTGCGTTCGACGCTCGAGCCAGTTGATGAGTGCGAGAACGATTTGGGCGACGATCCTCTCGAGCACGGAGCGTTCTCCTCGAACCAGTCATCGTAGTCGTGAGTCACGGCACCACCATCATGATCAGGGAGCACGGAGCAACCTTGGCTCCCTTGGAACCGTCCAAGAGATCCGCTCCCGGAACGTCGCCGGCGTAGATCCGGGTGACCAAGGGGTAATCGATGTCCAGGACTTCCAACGCCGACACCGTGGTCTTGTAGTTCCCGACTCTCTCGAACTCGAGGGTGGCAACGACGTCATTGGTGATTAGAGTCGGATTCGAGGCGCCGGTGAGTGGACCTAGCCACAGGAAGTAGGCGTTCCCGTCCTCGAGACTGGCGTTCGCTCCATAGAAGTCCCACGGCATGAGGGGGACGTCGCCGAGCCCGGGAATACCCGAGAGCGTGTTCCCGACCGTGTCGGTGGCGTGACTGCACCCGACCAGTCGCAACTCTCGGGGATCCCAACCGAAGGCAAGGTCGACGGCGTGAACCCACGTGGGCTCTTCGGCCACCAACCTCACCTCGACGGACACCGTCCCGGAGAAGCAGTCGGTGAAGGGTACGAGCACCAAGTCGATCACGCCCCCGGCTCTCCGGTGGGAGCCTCGACGGGAGCCTCGGGCTCCTTCGCGTCCTTCGCCATGATCAGACCGACGCCGGCGATGACGGCCGCAATCGCGGAAGTAAAGTCGGCGGTGGTCTCGGGATCGCCGTCGAACATGGCGGTAAGAACGCTACCGATCGCGACGAGGATGGCGCCGATGCCGGCGACGGTGGTGTTTCGGTTGTTCACGATTCGTTCTCCTTCTTGTGTTCCTCCATCACGGCCAACTGGAGGCTGATCTGGTGCAGAGAGTTGCGGATCTCGTGGATGTGGCGGTCGTGCTTGATGAGGATTTCGTCCACGCGCTTGTTGTCGCTCTCTAGTCGTTGTTCGATCTTCGCGAGCCGGCTACCGATGCCGTACAGCATGGCAAACAATGGCCCCAAGATCACGGTGAAGGGGACGGCAATCCCAAGCAAAGTTTCCACTGTCATTCGGCCGTGACCTCGCAGTAAGCGTTCACCCAGTCCGTCACGAGACAATACGCAGGGCAGGAGTCGTTTATCAAACACCTAGCGGACTGGTGGCCAACGGTTTCATTGATCGAGACCGAGCCCACCCCGAAGTTGACGGACGCAAGCCCCACGGACTTGGATATCGGTCCAAGGGACACGCTCGCCTCCGGCGCGAAGAAGGCGTAGGAAGCCGGCTCCGCAACCCGTACCGACTCTCCCCATATCACGGTGACCTTTGGGAAACCGAGACCAGATTCGGGTCCGATGGACAAGGGCGCCCCGCCCGGGGTGAGCAACTGGTTGACGGCAACATTGACCGCCGGCAAGGACCAGTCTGACACGGCCGGGTCGGGACTCAGTGTAAGGGAGAGGCCGAGAGAGACAGAGGAAGCCACCACGGAGGCCGTCGCCGAGTCGGGGGCTACTCCGAGCGGTCCGAAGTCCAAGGCCGGGAGGAAGAGCGAGAAGACGGTCACGGAGGACACGCTCGGCGAGATCGTGCCGTTCACCGCGATGTTCACGGCCGGAGACGAGATAGCCCACTTCAGCGAGGTGGGCGTGATCGCCGGCAAAGTGCCTACACCCAAGAATACCAGTGAAGGGTTGGGGACCGGCTTCGAGGTGATGATCCGAACAGCATTCGGCACCAGTACCTTCGGCACCTCGACCGAAAGTACCGAACTGGTGATTGCGACTACGGACGGAGTCAGATATAGGTGCTTGGTTACCGAGACTGCGTAGTTCGACCGGACTGGTAGGAACGACGCGAGTAC